CACATTACAGAACACGCGCAGGATATAGGCGTTATTATTCAAAGCGATAATGAAGGAAACCTATTTTTCACGAATCCTGATTTTAATCAGGAGCCTGTTTTATCAATAGGCGACGAAATACCACTAGCGACAAATTTTGATATCACGTACAACAGTGAGAACCTGCATAGTGATTACATAGGTTATTTGAGATATCAGAAACAAGAAAAGTATTTTGGTAAGTATGGGCAAAAATTGGAATTTATAAATCAATTTAGATCTAAAGTAAAAATAGGAAAGGATATAAACAAAGCGCAGCTTGAAAAAATGATAAAAAGCGACATTGGGCGCGCGTATGCAAGCGCAGTTCAGATAAAAACAAAAGTTCCGACCTGGGTTAATAAGAACGGTTTATTAATCGAACCGGGGCAGCTTGTAGAGGTTGAATTTAAAAACGCAAGAATCGAAACACCTACTCTCTTTTTTATCCGGTCCGTAAATTTCACGAATCCGCCGATTGAGTGCGAGCTTGAATTATTACCACAAGGCGCTTTTGATGGCGATATACTAGAATTTTGGAGTTAAAAGCATGCTTGAATTGATGAAAATAGCATCAAGTACAATTAAATCATTAAGGCGGTTAATTAAAGGAAATGTTTTTCAAGATGACACCGTTGAATATGAACAGGCTACAATCCCAAATATAGATAGTTCTCCAGCCGGTGACGACGAAGCACTTTTAATAAAGATTTCAGATACTTCCGATTTTGTTATTTTTGGCATTTTAGAGAACAATCCAAAGGTTTCACCAGGCGAAATAAAAATCTTTTCCAGGTCCGGCGGTGAAATAAAATCATATATACATTGCAAAAGCGATGGAAACATCCAGATAAATGATAATGTCACAATTGACCCGACCGGCAAAACTTCCATTATCAACAACGTAGAAATAACAGGCGACATAATATTAACTGGCAATATGACAGCAACCGGAAACGTTGCGGCAGTCGGCAACGTAACAGCGGCAGCAGTGAGCGCAGGCACCCTGGCGGCAAGTGGTGGCATGAGTGCAGGTTCTATCAGTTCAAGTGGGGCAATAAGCACATCCGGCGCAATAAGCGGCGGGAGCGTCTCCGCGGGGAGCATAGACCTTGCAACGCATACACACCCCGTGCCAGGCATAACGCCGGGCAGCGGATCAACAACAACGAGCGCACCAACTTAAAAAAGAGGTTTTTAAATGGATTTTCTATTTTTTGAAACTGGAGACGGCGGCGACATGTCATATAATAACGGCGATGTTAAACTTGATAAAAGTTTATTCACGTCTGTATATTTGGCGCATTTCGGCGGCAACAAGGATGTAATGGAAAAAAATGATAATTCTATAAATACAAAGCGCGCCTGGTGGGGCAATCTATTTACCAGGGATAAAGAGCAGCTTAAATTGACAAGCTATCTTGAAACAGCGCTCAGAAACACGGCCTTGAATAGTTTGGCACCGGAAAAGCTAAAAATTGCAGCTGAGAAAGATTTAGCCTATTTAGTGGAAGCTAATTTATTGTCAGAATTCGAAGTAAATATAACAATAGAAAGTAATATTCATGTTAGAATTCAGGAAACATTAATAGAACCGACCGGAAGACAAACAAACCTATCTCTTTTATGGGACAACACAAAGCAGGTTGTTATTTCTAATTATGCATTGCCAGCAGCAACAAAGCAAGGTTTAAAAATTACAAATTGGTCCGGTGGCGAAATAGTAAATATAAGATATCTTCCTATAAAATGGACAAATAACAATGTTTACGCTGTTAACGTCGGATATATAAAAGACGGAGTAAAAACAGTTGTTGAATCAAATATAGTTGGCACAAATGAAACTATTTTAGCTATAACAGGCGCCCCAATAAGCGACTTTAAGGTTTTTGTAGAAAATGCAGATTTTAACGACGTAAGAAATGAAGTTGAATTATTTAGCCCTGTTTATATGTCTTGGTTAACGCCGATCGAGGGAACAATTTTTGACCCCAGAGACACAATTACTTTTGAAGCGTTTTTAAATACTCTATCACAGGGTTATACATCTTACAGCCTGGATTATCTTTTGTATACATACGGAACAAAAACAGTAATTGATTCGGGTAATATTGGGACATATGCTTTTGGTGGTCCTGATACGTTTGTTTTTAGAGATGAATCAAGTTTAACGGGTGACCTTGAATTAATTGCGAGTATTCCAGGAACAGACATAATAAATAAGATAAAAATAATAATTGGTTTTTAAAAGGAGTTTAAAAAATGGCAAGTGCAAAAATAACAGTTGTAAAGGATACATGGACCGCGTTATCTTCCGCAGGGCAAGAGGGGAAAGTTACAATAAAAACACATGTGGACGGCGGCAGCCTGTTTATTGATCACAGCGACAGCGGAGCGGGCGCCCTGGATTTAGGCAAAGCAATTAATAGTAGATCTTTAATAGAGGTCAACGGTCTTTATTATATCGATTTAAAACCAGATAATGACAGCGATATTTATTATATTTATTCGGATGTGGCAGGTTTTGAAGTTATTGCAGATTTTAGAGACGCGCCAGCAACAAGCGGAGAATCTGAAATAACAGACGGAGACGCGGCAACAGGCGGGAGTAGCAAAGCAACATTAATAGCGGCGATTGTAAACGCCCTGGGGAATGAAGCCCTTGACGATGGCGAAGCCGGCGCACTTGCTATGGATGCATTCAGGGGTTTATGGTTAGCGACAGCTGATAGAATAGCGACAGCTGATAGAAAGGTTGATATTCAACCGCCGTGGTTAAGGTTCGGCGACGATGGTATAAAATTAGAGCAATCAGCTATTGACGACGGCACCGAAACAGCATATTTATCATTAAGAGGTGCCAGGTATTTATCAATTCAGACAAATAGCGTTTCAATTGGCGCCGGAGGATCAATTAAAGTATATGCATCTGTAGGTCAAGAAAGTTTATCTTTGCAAGACGCAAGCCGTGTTTGGTCCGAAATAACTAACGCCTGGTTTGGCAGCACAGATTTAAAAAGTGATGGTGTTTACACGACAGCTTTCCCAGTAAGGGTTTTTGGTGTTAAGGTTGTTGTTGTTGGGGCGGCGGGAGCCGGAGCAAATACCTATAATGTTTATTCAACCGAGGGCTATTAAAAATGAGTATGGGAATAATTACGCAACCACAATCACACCAAATAGCAGAAGGCCGTATTGGTGGAAAATCAAGTATTTATAAATTTGGTCGGGGCACAGTAACAACAACCGACTCTATTATATGGGATGGCGGCGGCGACATGGTTGATTACAAGGGATTCGTTACAGCCGCAACTACAGTTGATGTTTATTCGTCAAGTGTTAACGACGACGGCCCAAGCGGAACACATGCACACGACGTAAGAATTTTTGGATTAAACGAAAATTGGGAAGAAATATCAGAGGACATTACATTAAATGGGACCTCTAAAGTGACAAGTAGTAATACATATTTAAGAGTATTTAGGGCCTTTATTCTAAGTGGCAACAATATTTTTGTACCAAATGATGGAGATATTACAATTGAAAAGACTGGAGACACAACTACAGTTTTCGCAAAAGTACTTTCCGGTTTAGGTCAAACCCATATGGCAATCTATACTATTCCTGCTAATCACATAGGACTAGTATTGAATGCGGATGCAAACACAGGGCAAGGAAAATCAGTTGTCGCAAAACTAAGGGCAAGAGATAACACAGTTTCAGACTCTGTTTTCTTGGTTAAGGCGTCGAGAGATATTTTTGAAAATTCTTTTGTGAGAAATTACAGCATACCAAGAAAGTTTTCAGAAAAAACCGACTTAATGATGACCGCCGCCGCATCGGTTGGCAGTGTAGAGGTATCATCAAGTTTTGAAATTCTATTAATTAAAAATGGAGCATAAAAAATGGTAAAACCAAAAAAAGATTTAAAAGAAAAAATTAAAAGCACAATAAAAAATAAATCAAAAATTTCTGATGAAACGTTAAACAGTGCTTTTGCCCCAAAAACACGTGGCGGATTGATAGCGCCTGAAACTCTTAAAGACGATCAAATTGAAGCAATTGCAGTTGCAATTAGTAATAAAAAAGAAAATGAAACCTTATGGGATGTTGCGGAATTTGTTAGTCAAGAGCTAGGCGTATTTATCCCGCATGATTATGTAAGAGAAATATATACATTAATGCGGCAGGAATATGCAGAGAGAAACGCGCCGGAACAGATTGAACCAAGCGAGGTTTAATTATGGGCATTGAATACGGCGTGAGCCTATACACAAGAGCAGTTGAGAATGCAGCTTTTGCAGAACGGTTTAAAAGTCAGGCCGAAGTTGAATTAAATGGCGGTGTTGTTGATGGTGTTTCTATTGATAATGAAAAAGTTGTGTTAAACAGAGACTCTAACTCTTTATACTACAACAATATTGATATAAGTAATAGCGATTCTTGGACTTTGCTATTTGACTTAGATATTAACACATTGCCAGGCGCCGCAGAAGGGGTAATAAATCAAAGCAATAGTGTTTGGGCGGATGCAAGTTGGGCGGTATATGCATTTACTGACAATAAGTTGACATTCGCAAACAAAAGCAAGGCAGGTGCAATAAGGAGTTTTTCAACAGTAAGCACGCTAAGTGCAAGCTTGTCAATATCTGTTGCGCTAGTTGTAGATTATTCAGCAACGACAAGAGCTTCTTTTTATATTAACGGAGTTCTGGACAACAGCACAACTGATGTTTTGATAGATAGTATGATCAGCACTGACAATCCTTTAAGGATAGGTAAATATTTTTCTGCCGGTAATTCAATTGATGGAGCAGTTTCAAATGTAAAGATATTCAACGAAGCCAAAACCGCAGAAGAAATTCTAGCCTACTACAACAACACAATGTGGTCATACGACAAAGATTGCGTGTTGTTTATGAACGGGTTACTGCATGAGTATAGCCCCGATTCAGTAGAGGTCGCAACAGCTTTGGTTGATGGTGATATGGAAGCAGCTGGCGTAAGTGCATGGACTGCTGGCGGCGGAGCTGCATTATCAAAAGTTTCTTCAAGTCTGGCTGGCAGCACACTCGCCATGAGAGTTGCCGGTGCCGGCGGTTATTTTACACAAGCTTTGTCTGTTGGTGGGTTAAAAGTTAGAGTAACTGGTTATGCTAGAGGTGATGGAACTTCAATTCCCGAACTTAGAGAACCAGTTGGAGCGGCAAAAATATGGATCGGCACCAACTCAACAGACTGGCAACCTTTCACAGTTGATTTTGTTCCCGGTGCTAATTTTTCACCATTGTTTTGGTGTTTAGGCGGTTCTTGGGCTGAATTCGATGAAATAACAATTGTAGAACTTCAATCAGTACATGAAGACAAATCAAGATCTAGTAATGATCTAACTATAGAAGGCGCAACAAAGGTCAATGGCGGCTATTCGTTTGATGGCACTAATGATTATATGGTAAAATATCTTGGCTCAACTCCTGATGTATTTACAATATCTATTATGTTTAACTGGAACAGCAACGACTCTGCAAATCTCCTGTTTGCATTTTATAACAGTTCGAAAAAATACTTTCTTCTTACAAAATCAAGTAATACAATATTTATTGGACAAAACAACAAATACGCAGGTATTTTAACAGGCTATTATAGCAATTTAAACAGCCGAAATATACTTACATTTGTTTTTCAACCTGCTTCGGATTCAGTGGATATATATTTGAACGGTGAATTTATCGAAACAAAAACCGGGGGTACACTTGAAGCTATAACAGGCGCGGACGTGGCAAATAATGTTTTTGTTGGTGGATCAACAGCAACAAGTCAATATTCAGAATCTACAGTAAACAACTTTGCTTTCTATGGAGCAGCCCTCAACCCAACACAAATACGTGATTTACACTACAGGATGGAAGCAATTTACAGTGAAGGGAGGCAAGGAAGATGAGTTTATTAAAACAATTAATTAATGCTGGTAGTTGTTTTTTTATAGGCGACTATAGAACAGGGAGTATAAGGGACTTAAACAACATAGATGGAGCGAATTCAGTTTTTAGTGGGGCTGTTTTACAGAATGATGGCTTATTTATTCCTACGAATGTAGATGACAGAATTGTTTATACTGCTAAAAGTTTAGGGACAGGCAATCTATCTGTTATAACAAAAGTTTCATACAACAACAATAACACAAACATAAGAACAATAATGTACTTACCTCCTAATGGTATTTTTAGAATTGCAACAACAAGTAATTTGATTCAGCTGTATATCGGTGGTACGTTTTTTAATATCAGTTACTCATTTAATAGTTATGAAGACTTTGTTTTAGCGATTACGATTGACAGGACTGGTTTGTGTAAAGCGTATATAAACGGACAGTTTATTAATGAAGTTGATGTGTCATCTAAATCAAGTACAAGTTTAGACACAACCGGACTTACAATTGGATCAGGAACAACAAACACGGCGTTCCATGGTCTGATTGAATATGTTTATGGAATATCAAAAGCACTAACAGCAACCGAAGTTGCACAGCTCACATCCGAACTATCACAAGAGCCAGACTGGAGGGTTGAAAGTAAAGCTTATAGTTTTAATGATGCTGTAAGTGGTGACGGTGTTTCAATTAGTAAGGCTATTGATTACGGGGATATTTTGGATATCAGCACTAATGATATTAGGATTGAATGCAAAGCAAATATTGATATAAATGCAAGTGTTGGTTCAGGTGAGTATTCTAATATTGTAGGCAAGCCCTTTGTTGGTCTATCTGCCGGTAGGTATTATCTTTATTTAAGCAACAATTTAATCAATTTTATTTTACAGACAACATCTGGTTCATACACAATTACCACTGCTATGTCACAATATCTTGGAGAAAACCTCAGTATTACAATTGATATTAATAGAGATTCGCTATTGTCGTTAATTATTAATGGTGTTGTAATTGGTACTCAGAACATATCTGGCGATTCAGCATTAGATATTACATCGACCTTACCTTTTCAAGTAGGTGGGACAAATCAGGGTGCGGGCTTAAAGTTAGCATTTCCCGGCAAAATATGGGACGTGAAAGTATACCGTAATGACATACTTGAATTTTACGCACCTTGCAGAAGTGCCGAAACATTAACCGACCAAGTCAACGGGGTAATACCAACATATGACGCAAGTGTTTTTTCTTTCTCGGAAGTTACTGAACAAGAAATCTATTTTAAAGGCGAGATGCATGCACTGGCAAACGAGAGAGCGCAAACAGATTTACTTGAAAATACAAGTATAAACATTGAAGCAGGGTCTTTTAAGGTGATTGCTGAAAAGAATAACAGCAGGATTGAGAAAATAATAGAAACAGTTTCAAACGGCACATGGTCTTTACCACAAAACGCAAGCGCAGGAACTTGTAATCTATATGTTAAAAAAGGCGCAAATGGAAATGATATGCGTATCGGGTTTATAGCGGACGGTAGAGCAGTTAGCCCTTTTTCTGCTGATATTGATTGCTATTATTTACATATAAATGACACAACCAATATTACGTTAAACCAAAACAACAATGGCTCTGTTTCAGCTTTAGATACAGCAACAGCAATAACAGATCTTTTATGGCATAAGATAACTTTCTACAAACTTGGAACTACTATTCAAGTTTATTTGGATGACACCCTTATATTAACAGGAGCAGCTACAATTGATATTGTTAGTGCTTACATGGTTGTTGATTCAGATTCGGGCGACAAGATGATTTATGCTTCAGAGACCCCAAGCAGATCTTTATATGTGAAGGCGGTGTAATTATGGCAAAATGGACAACAGGCCGGAGGAAAACAGACACCCTGCAATATAAAGCGCTTGTTTCGCTAATTAGCACTTTTGCAGGGGTGATAATAAGCGTTTCCTCCTTTTTTATTGGGCAGATAACAAAAGCAGAAAGAGCAGGTTTGGAAAAGGCGCAGCAAGTTGAAAAGATAAAAACAAATACTAAAAATGTGGACCTGATAACAAAAGAAGTAAAAGAGGTAAAAGAAGACCAGGAAGAAATAAAAAAGCAGGTTCACAAGATTGATAACAACATTGTTAAAGTTTCCACAAAGATTGATTTTTTAATCAGAAAAGAGATTAAAAGAGAAAAAGAAGAAAACGACCTATAAAAAAGGGGTTAAATATGGTTAGAAATTTACCGACAACGGAAGAATTGAAAGATAGTTTTATAAATTATCTGGTAAATGAAATTCGTTCAAAAATCGATTCTACTATCACAGCGGACCAAATTAAAAGCGTTCTCCGCGCAATTGGAACCGTGGACGCGGGCGTATTGAAAGTTTTGTATTTGTTTGGTAAAGATATCAGAAAAAACATTTTACCACTGACAGCAGATAGCCGCCGTGATTCAACAATCGGGAGTTTAGAAGACTGGGGTTTTTTAAAACTCCGCAGATATCCAAGAAACGCCGAACCTGGTAGTTATACAGTACAATTCACGGGAGACGCCGCCGCAACATTAAACGCCGGGGCTCAGCTTATTAATACAAATACAGATATTGTTTATATTGTGCAATCAAACCTTACAGTTGCAGCAACCGGCAAAGTAAACGGAACAATAACAGCAGCAACCGCCGGGAGCGTCGCAACGCTTAACGCCGGCGATGTGATTCAAACACAACAGCCATATACCGGCATAAATGAAGATGTTACAATATTAAGCGAAGTTACAGCCCCAATTGATGAGGAAGACATTGAAGTTTATAGAAAGCTTGTTGTCGATGCATTTTCAATAAACCAGGCGGGCGGCACTATGGGCGATTATAGACTCTGGGGCCTGGATGCGGTAGGCGTTGCGGAAATTTACCCATATTTAAACGAAACTGGGACACTGGTTAATTTATATGTTAAAGCATTGCCGGGATATTATGACGTAAATCAAACAACAAATAGTACGGTCCTGGATGCAGTGGAAGACGTTTGTTATATAAACCCAGACACGAGTTTAAGCAAAAGAGAAAGAGAACGCGCACCTCTTAATGCAAAATTGCAGGCGTATAGTGTTTCATGGTTGACCTTAGATCTTACAATAACCGGATTAAGTGAAGACACAGCAGAGAATAGAACCGCTATAGAGACCGCAGCAAACAGCTATATTGATTCATTAGAGCCGTTTATAGATAGTATTGATTTAGAAAGCAGCCGAAACGATAAATTTGATCTATCAGAATTAAAAGCGACTCTTTACAAGGCGCTTCCGTCTGGAGATACGTTTTCAACTCTTACAGCAGCGGACAGCGGCGGCGGCGCGCTTGAATTTTATGATTTATCAATCTATCAGGGCAGGTTAATAAAAGCCGGAACAATAACTTTTAGTTAGCAGGTTGTTATATGAGCGAAATTTTTGAACTATATAAAAAACTTTTTCCCGACGGGCACGCCTGGAATTTAGAGCAGCAAAAAATAATTACTGCAATTCTGGAAAGCAAAGCACAACAGCGGGAAGACTGGAAAACGGCAGCCCTGGAAAATTTAGATGATATTTTTCCGGATACCAGCACCATAATAGATCTATGGGCGCGTATTTTTGGCATAGGTGAAACGTTTACAGAAAGTGAGAAGAAAGACCAGTTGAAAGAAAAATGGTTCGATATGGGCAATATAACGCGCGCATCATTACAGTATAAAATTCAAAAAGCAGGATTTATTAACACGTATGTACATAAAAACATATTTAAAATAGTTGATAATTTAGCAAGTGCGGTCGTTTATTATGGCGATGGTAACACGTTCGGCGATGGCGACTATTTTAACACCCCTTTAAAAAGCTGGTATTCAATCGACCCAACAAAAGCGTTTACAGAACCCGGTTTTGGTGTTGTCAATTTCGGTGATACGTTTTTCGGCGATGGCGAAACGTTTGAAATAGCAGGAAACGCACAGATTTGTGCAGAAAAGATTATTCCGGAACAAGAAAGAATTGATTACACAGATTTTTCACCGCGTGAGGATGAATGGCAAAACTATTTTTATGTAACAAAATCAAATTTTCCGGACCCGATAACAATAAATAGAGCAGATCTTTTAAGATTAAGAGAAGTAATTTTAAAAAATAAACCTGCTAACAGTATAGCAATTATTATAACAACAACATAAGAGGTAAAAAAGATGAAAACTTTTACAGGCGCAGGAATGACAGGGCCATATGATAGCAGCGATTTAACCAACTACCCAAAAGGCAGATATTTAGACAGCAGCAGCCCGGGAGCGGGCGACGGTACGCCAGTAAATAGAGCGAATATAGATGATTTTTACCAGGCATTCGTTGAATTATTAAGACTTGCCAGCATAACACCAGACGAAAGCAACGAAAGAAAAGCGAATTCACAGTTTATAGATGCATTGCAAGCGCTTTTTATGCAAATAACTAACGTTGTAAAAATTCCCGTTGGTTATGGCGTTTTTGATAGCACGCTGACTATGAAAGCAAATAGCGGCGTTGCTTCCAGTTTAAGCGGCGGCAAATTGATTTTAGGAGTGACAGACACAAGCACAAAACGCGCAATTGCAACCCAGTTGAGTCCGGAGGGTGATTATATAGTTCAACCGTTTCTATTAGGAGAGGATAGCGACAGAATAATACATGCGAACCATGATGATACAACCTGCATTTATGATGATAATAACGCGGACGGAAGTATTTTTATACAAGACATTGGCGGCGGAGCCGTTACAAACCTTGCATTCGGATATCTTATTTATAAAAAAATCGGAGCCTATTAAACATGTATAATTACAGTCAAACAAGTTTAGAAAACATTTTAAGCGCACACCCTAAATTACAGTTAATTGCGCACCATGTTATAAAAATGATTGATTGCTCTTGCACGTGCGGTGTACGGACCGAATTAGAACAGCAGCGACTTTTTGATAAAGGACTTTCTAAAACTCTTAAATCAAAGCACTTGCCGCATGAATTTACAGTTTCATATCAGGACAGTATGATTTTAAAAGAATTGTATCCTGATAGAAAAATAATTTTACAGCCTGGCGACGTTGCAGAATGGAGTCAGGCGATTGATTTACAGCCGTATCCGATGGACTGGCGGGCAATGAATATGGATAACACGGAAATGGTGAAAAGGTTCTCCTTTCTATGTGGTATTGTTAAGGGCGTCGCATACTCAAATAAAATTAATATTCGTATGGGTATTGACTGGAACGGAAACGGTAAATTTTCAGATCAAACGTTTCATGATTTGCCGCACATTGAAATAATTTAATGGGGGTTTTATGGACTGGTTAAGCACAATTGGAAGCACATTAAAAGGCGTTTTCGGCCTGGTTGATGATATGCACACCAGCACGGAAGAAAAAGAACAGATGAAAATTAAATTGCAGGAGCTTTTTAATCAACATGAGCGCGACGTTATGGCAAATTATAACAAAGAGATGGCCAGCGTTAAAGATGTAATTGTTGCAGAGTTAAACCAAGATGATAAATATACTAAAAGAGCACGCCCAACAGTTTTATATCTGTTTATTGTAATTGTGTCTTTAAATTACTGTTTATTCCCTTTTATTAATCATTTTTTACATGCAAAGAATCTGCCTATAATTTCTTTGCCGGCGGAAGCCTGGCAAATGTTCCAATGGATTTTTGGAGTGTATGGTGTTGGGCGTAGTGTGGAAAAAATGAGCGGAGCGGACCCAGTCAAAAAGATCTTTTCAAAATTTCCTGTTTTTGGAAAAAAATAAATGATAATAGCGGATCAAAAGACTTATAAACTCTATACTGAGTATTTATTAAGAAACTATCCAAAAAGATTAAGGGCAACAGTTGCAAGTTATCTGTTTAAGATCGCATACGAAGCCAGGGAAGAAAGTGTAAAAAATATTCGTAACAGTTTTATACTTAGAAATCGTTACACAGAAAAAGGCGTTTTGTATGAAGTGCAGACAAAAGCAGATTCTTTAAATGCTATGTATGCGGAAGTCGGCGCAAAAGGCGGACCTACAAAATCAGGCGGGCGCGGATACCTGGCCAGGCAAGAATTAGGCGGCTATGTTCCGAGAGGTTCGGCAGGTGTGCCAATTGCACAGAGAGCGGCCAGAGTAGGGAAAAGCAAAGAAAAGCGCGTTACAACGTCAAAGCGTCTCCGGAATATGTCAGATACTTTAAGGTTCTCCGCCTATAGAGGTTATTTTAAAAGCAGAAAAGCCGCCCTTGTTGCTATGGCCATAGCAGCTAAGAAGAAAAACAAAACAATGGAAATGCCATGGAATAAAGGCGTTTTTGAAATTAGAGGGAAAATAAACGTTTCCAGAAAAGGGCGCGTTAAATTTAAAAATAACTTTCTTTATAGTTACGAATCAAACGTAAAAACACCAAAAACGGAGTGGTTGCAGCCAGCGACAGACGACGTAATAAAAAAAGCCGACCGGTTATTCCTGGAGGCAGCAAAAAAGAAAATGAAAGATGTTGAATTCAAGATTTAAATATTTTTCCTGAAATTTTCAATAATACATTCGCAGTGCGGGCGGTCCGTGTCTTTCTCTCCGTCCAGGAAAGAAACACCTTTAATATATTTAGTCGTATCGTCGGGGAGTATTTGACACATGAAAGGAATATAATTCTTTTTAGGTTTTGCAAGTGTTCCAGGGTGATTTTGCATTGCATCAAACAACATTTTAGCCTGACAAAAGCCCCAGTTATCCAAGTCAAAACCGCGGTTGTCGGCCCGGTGAAAAATAAAAGTGAATGCAACCGGATCATTTATAACTTGCATAGGTAATAATTGATCAAGTATAGCATCCTTATAGTTTTTCTTGATAGTGTAAATCTGATATCCGGAAAGGGTGAAAATAGCATTATAGGACATTGAATATATTTTGCCCTTTTGGCCGTGTATTTTTAAGGGAAGAATCAAACGTTTAATCATTTTTATTTTCTGTCTCTAATTTGTCAAAAATCTCTATAGTTTCTAAAATTTTAAGCGCTTTTGTAAATTTGCTATTGTATTGTAATGTTTCCGTGTTTTGTTCACAAACCGCTCTATGCAAAGAAACATAACTAACATACATCAATCTAAACATATTATTAAAATCACTTCTGTTATCCAATAACTCAATTAATTGTGTCACTAGTGATTCGTCGTAACTGTCAAAGGGCCGATCATATTGATTAATAAGTTTATCTAAAATAGGTTCAATTTCATCGTTTAAAATATCAATAGCTTTGCCCGCCTTATCTACATTCAAATTGCCTATTGTCATATTAAAAGTTCTATCTATTGTCAAACCAATTTTTTCACAAAGTTTTAAAATTTCCTTTTCCGTTTCACTCTTAAAAACACTCAATTCTTTTATTCGGTCGCAGTGTTCTTGAATCTTTGTTTGATTATTCATCTTTGTTTCTTTCTATATTAAGGTTTTCAAGTTTAATTAAATCGGATAAGTCGGTTATTTCATCCTTTCTATCATTTGAATAAATAGCATTTAAGGCCGCTATTTCATTTTTAATATCAATCAGCAGGTTGTTTAAATCAATTTCATTCACTTTAAAATAACGCCGGTCTGTTTGTAATTCCCGCATATGATTTAAATACTTTATCAATTCGTTATAAGAGGAAGAAAGACTTTTTCTTAAACCATCAAAATTAACTTTCATAATTTACCCAATTTCTATTTTCACATACTTTTCATCAATTTTGCTTAACTCATTTTGAATTAGTTCTTTTTTTAACTTATCTTTTCTTTCTTTTAAATCAACAGATTCGAGATAAAAAAGCGCTTCATTATTTACGATTTGTGGAACTAATTCAACATTAATAGTCTGGTTTTCCTGGCCGCAATATATAGGCAAGCACAAATTGAAAAACGGTTCAGTTATATTTGATTCAAGATTCGCTTGTAATTGAAAATCTATATTGCCCCGTTGGTCGTCTTTCCGGACACCGTCTTTTTTCTGAGAGTAAACAAAATTTTGAATTTGGTTTAATATTTCAGTGTTATTGCCCCCAAAAAAAGAGAGGCGGTTCATTCTGAAAAGTTTGATAATTTCTTGTTGTGTGAAAAGTTTTCCAGGTTTATTAATATAAAAAACTTCTAATAGGTCAGATTCTACCAATTGACCTTTTACAGCGCTTTTTACGGAAAGATCATTATTAATAAAAACGGTTATAGAGCCGTTTTCATAGTCGGCGATAACAACGGTTGATTTGACTTCGCATTCAATTTTAGAAAGGTATTCAGAAACACTGTTAATATTGCCCAAATATTGAAAGCTTTCTAATTCTGGCAGTTTTTGAGCGTCTCCGCGCCGGATGTTTAATTCATTTCCTTCCAGGCCAACATTTAAATTAATTTGTTCCATGTTTTGTTTCTCCTTTAATTATTGGTTTATTGCGGGCGGCATTTCAACAAGGCGTGTTTGTCTTGCGTTCTCCTTTTCTTCAAACGTCAGGCGCCTTGTATGCATTAATTCGCCTTTTTCGTTATAATAGCCCATTTTATCGTTTTCGTAGTCAGGGACTAGAAAACAATCTATCATATTTACGAAGCCGCCTTTTTGCAGGTTATGAAGCTTTTCTTCCCTGCTAAGTTTTTCTTTTTTAATTTTAATATTCATTTCTTTGTTGTAGTCTCTCTTTGTTTCTTCCAAATTTTCAATAGTAATTGTTTCTTCAATCACTTTTTCTTGTAAAAGTATAATCTCTTTTTCCTGGAATTTTACAAATACTTCCGTTTTTTTCTTGTCTGTACTCATTGTTATAAGTTGTTTTTCATTTAATCTTTTTTCCATCTTAAAACCTCATTATTTAGTGTGTTGATTCATAATATTATATGTTTTAAAATTGTCAATCAAAATATACAAAAATGTATGTATAGATAAAAATTTATATAAAATTTGACAGTTTTGAAAAAACTAATAACCTAAAACAGGCGGCAGAAAAAAAGATTAATATTTTAAATGCAGGTTGTCAAAATGGGCTACAGATTGTATATAGGAAAGATGAAAAGCAAAGTCTATGAAAAAATAAGATTCATGGATGAAAAAGAGTTGATGAAAAAGTTTCCTGAAACAATAGAGGGAATTGATAACGATATATACTGCAATTTTCGTTTACTTCCTTTAGAGCCGCTTTTTTGTTTCGGTAAATATTATGTTTTGCCGTGCGAAGCGGAGCCGGTTTTCATTCAAAAAATGAATTTTGAAGTGGATCACGATTTTAAATTGATATCTAAAGATCAATTTGCACAGGTAATAGAAGAACGAAGAACTAATATAATTAATATTTATTTAGAAACACTCAATGAAGGGCCGGAAGAATGCCGCAAAGAAATAAAAACAATAATAAACGAATTCAGAAATTTTATACTTATTGGTGGCAAAAAGATAAAAACAGCGGTCCGGGCGTATAACCTGGATTCAAACGTCAAAATAACAGATTCTTATATGTGGATTTTCTCAATATTCGAATTGATTCATATATATAAAACTTTTGACTGGAAAAATAATGTAATGATTTTTTATGGATGGTAACAAATGAAAAAAAATGAAGAAATTGAATTATTAGAGATTACACAACAATTTTATAAAGTTGTTGGAAGTCTTAAAAAAAAGATTTGGAATTTTTAATTGCTTTAGATGGATGTTTAAACGAAATGACGGTAATGCTTAAAACAAGAATCGGTTCAATAATTGCAAACAATAATGATGTTAGGCGACGTTTTGAAAATGCAACCGGCGATTTTGACGTTTTAGAGTTTTTGGATATTTTAAAAAAACAGATAATTATTTTAAACACCTATAACATAGACCTTGTTGACAGGGAAGTAAAAAAAGAGGTTTTAAATTGATATCTGAAAATATAAGATTTAGAAAAAGCATGAAAGATAATGTTTACACCATACAGGCGTATATAAACGGCAAATGGTTAACCGTTGGTTTGCTATTCGACGATCAAAAGCAAAGAGACGTTGAATTATCTGAATTAAGAAAAGGCGCCAGGTTCGGCAAATTGAGAATAGAGGGCCGAAACATATTTTCAATAAAAGGCTCTAAAGTTTTTTCAATGCAATTAGAAGAATAACAAACATTTTCCATTTTGGAAATAGTTAAAAAAAAGGTTAAAGTAATTGAAATATTTTCAGCAATCATTATTCAATGATTTAGATGAAAAAATAAAAGCATCAATTGAATGTTTGAAAGCATATGAACCGCCAGGCGGTTATGTATTAGGTTTTAGTGGTGGCAAAGACAGTCAGGTCCTTTACTGGTTAGCACAAAAGGCCGGTGTTGAATTTAAAGCGGTTTACCTTGTCACAACAGTAGACCCGCCAGAACTAATTTATTTTATCAGAAAACATTATCCAAAAGTTATATTTAATCATCCAAAAGAAACAATGTGGTCGTTAATAGAAAGGAAGAAAACACCGCCGACTAGGCGTTTTCGTTATTGCTGTGATGTTTTAAAAGAAAGATCATTTGAAAATGAAAAAGTTCTGATAGGAGTAAGAAAAGCGGAAAGCCCGAAAAGAACAAGATGGGCGACGGTGACGCCCTGTTTAAAAGGCGGTGGTTATACGATAATTAGCCCTATGTTGCAATTATCAGATAATGATATTTGGAATATAATAAACGATGTTGCAAAAATGCCATATTGCAGTTTGTACGACGAAGGGTTTAAAAGAATCGGGTGTATAGCTTGCCCAATGGCGTATTATAAGCAAAGAGAGTTCGAATTAAAAAAATATCCTAAGTTTAAGGATTTATATATAAAAACATTTAAAAAAGTTATAGAGAGAAGAAAAGAAACCGACATGAAATATTTGTGGTCAAATGAGACAGAGTTGTTTGAATGGTGGATGTATGGAGCCGAAACAAAAAAAAATATTATAGATGAGAATCAATTGCATTTATTTGAACTATGAGGGGTAAACAATGCGAGAAATGATTGATATAGACTGGAGTGTAATAAAAGACCGGTTAGAGTACGCGACAAACAAACATGATCAAATAGATTCTCCTGATTATGTGGAAAGAATGGAATATTTAAAAACATTGAAAAAAAGACTAATGAATGGTGAGCGGTCTACTGATTTATATGAAACTATTTTAAGCCTGGATTGTTAAAGATGGAAAGGAAAAAAGAAATAGAAAGAGAAGACTATAACGACCCAGTGGAAGAGGCTGGAGGTTGTATTGTCGTTATAATGATAGTTGCAATCTTTTTTACAATAGTCTTTCATCTAAATAGATTAATGAGTTGAAACGATGTATGTAACAAAACAATTATTATCAGAGTACACCGGAAGACATTATCAAACCATAAATAACTGGGAGCGCAGCGGAAAAATAACAGCGTTCATTATTGGCGGTAAAAAACGATATGATTTATTAGAGTGTTTTAAATCAATATACGGTGACATGTATAAGGTCAAGCTAGAACAAGTGTTAGGAAATATAAGCCTAACAGAAAATGAATAGAGGGAACAAACACCATGAATAATATAAATTATCACAGCGGAGCGGGCGCACATCGAGAAAAGATAATAAAATATAAAAA